TCTGAGTTTGAATATAAAGAAATAATTAACGATAAATAAACTCCAATTTAATAGGAGTGATAGCTATGTCAATAAAAATATATAGACAAAATGCTTTGTCGGGAACGGCGTCGCCCCCCACCACTTTAAACTATGGAGAAATAGCCTGTGATAAAGATGGCAAGATATACTCTAGCAATGAAGAAGATGTCATCGTAGAACAAATGAACACTACAAAATACGCATATGTTGGAAATCCGAATCTCGGAACAAACACAAACTTTTTGAACGTGGTGAATCAACGTAAAGGAGAAACCTACATGGCATCCACAGGCAACTCCATATACGCCATCGACAGATGGCGTATATCTGGCGCTACTTACACTGTTAATACGCACACATTAACTGCACCTAGTTATGCAGCACGTTCATGCGGTATGTGGCAATCAAATGAAATGGGAGCGCACCAACTGAGTATTGGTGACGATGTTACGGTGTCGATATATGCCAACGGAAAGCTGCATACCCCGACAATGAAAGTGATTGACCGCGATTTGTATGATGCTTTTGCAAACGTCCCTGCCAGCTATGATTGCGACGACTTTGAAATCGTGCTTTGTACCTATGCGAGAGATAAAACAAAGTATAATCTTGGCATTTATCCGAAGAAGTCTCTCACCGTCAATTATATTAAGTGGGAAAAAGGCAGCGCGGCCACGCCATATGTGCCCAAAAATTATTCTTTAGAGCTTGCTGAGTGTCAGCGATATTTTTACTATTTGGATAGCACAAAGTGGTATCAGTGTGACTGTATTTTAGGATGGGGAGTTGTATTCACGGTTCATTTAGCCGTTCCGATGCGTGTGATACCAACCCTCAATACAGTTGGAACTGCTAAAGTATTCACGTCGGATGGATGGACTAATGTGACATCTATCAAAGGAACAAATAATTTCATCGACAAATCAGTGGTGAGTTTTTTAATTACAATTTCAGATGATGTATACAATAACAATATTGGCAATGCGTTAATGATAACAGGTGTTGATAGTCTTACGGCTGACTTATAACATATATTTAAAAACAAAAAAGGTGAATAATATGTCTATCTATTCAGGTAGAACACAAGTCCCATTCTATTATAGCTGTTACGGCTATACAAGAGGCGGAGGAAAAACATGGCATGGAGGTATTGATGTTGTTGGGGTTGACGATACTACAATACGCATGCCAGACTACGATGGTAAGTCAATTAGTGGTACAGTTGTTTCTTCTAGGATAGTTGATAAAAGTACAGGCGATTTGACATGGGAGTGGGGTTGGTATGTTTGTGTCCAACTAGATGCTAACCAAACTCCTGATACCGTAAACTATCTATATTTTTGTCACAATGAAAGAAACCTAGTAACTGTTGGACAAAAAGTAAAGACTGGTGATGCTCTTGCTATTATGGGCAACAGTGGTAACGCGGCTTTAGCAAATCCTCCAATCAAACATTGTCACTTTGAGGTAAGAGCAACGAGAAGTGGAAAGGGACTCGACCCAACACATTATTCTGGGACAAAGAACGCAGTTGGTACATATGGCTCGTCCAACTCAAATAGTGATTCTGGAAATACTAATGTTTTATATAATGGGATTGACGTTTCAAAATATCAGGGAGTAATCAATTGGCCACAAGTAAAAGCGGCTGGATTTAAATTTGCGTTTATTCGAGTAGGGTATTGTGGATATGATGGACGTATTATTGATGGATACGACCCATATTATGAGACAAATATGAAGAACGCAATAGCGGCTGGAATAGACGTCGGTGTATATGTTTACTCATATGCTAAGACAGTTGAAGCGGCTAAAATAGCGGCTCAAGATGTTATCAA